AACTAATGCTGCAGGAACTTCTGCTGCATCTGCCGCATCTGCTGCAGTAACAGTTACAACTGTTCCAGCAACTCCAAGTGCTCCAACAGCAACTGCAGGAGTTAATCAAGATACAGTTTCTTGGACTGCCCCAGCAAATGGTGGATCTGCAATTACATCCTATAATTGGGCATCTTCAGATGCAAAAAGCGGATCAACTGCATCAACTTCTGTAGTAGTTACACAAGAAGGCAACACAGCACAAACTTATACAGTTGTAGCAGTTAATGCAAACGGAAACTCTGTAACATCTCCAGCGTCTAACTCTGTTACTACCACTCCACCATTCTTCCCACCATTCTTCCCACCGTTCTTCCCATTCTTCCCACCGTTCTTCCCACCGTTCTTCCCGTTCTTCCCACCATTCTTCCCGTTCTTCCCGTTCTTCCCGTTCTTCCCACCGTTCTTCCCATTCTTCCCGTTCTTCCCACCATTCTTCCCATTCTTCCCATTCTTCCCGTTCTTCCCACCGTTCTTCCCAGGGTTTGGACCGTTCTTCCCACCGTTCTTCCCGTTCTTCCCACCGTTCTTCCCGTTCTTCCCACCGTACTTCCCGTACTTCCCGAACTTCAACCTAACGGCTGGCTGAGTCGAATAATATAAAAAACTAAGTAAGGTATACCACATCAGAGTCTTGGTGTGGTATACTTTTATTTAGAAAACTTTAATAGAAATAGGAATAAAATGTCAATATATGATGAAAATGTTAATCCGTGGTTTACAAAAGATAGATCCGAAACAGCGTCAAACAGGGTTGCCGAAAGACTTTTAGACAACAATGTGTCTGTATCAAATTTAGGAATAGGACTACATGTTTATCAAAACACATTTTCATTAAATGATGCAAATAGGTATATTAATATTCTTGAATCAAACCTATCAACAAATAAAAAATATAAGTGGTCTGAAGCAACAGTAACAAACTCTACAACACCAATTAAAAAAGCAAGAGACTGTGTTGATTTCAAATACAAGCAAGAAAATTTGGGAACAAGAGATGAGCATAACTCAGAGTTAATAGATCTACATGAAGAGATATATCAAAAACTTAAGTATTGTATAGACGACTATGCAAAATATTGGGGTATAAATGTTGTATATTATGAAGCATTCAACTTTGTTAAGTATGAAGGAAAAGGTACTCATTTCAATATACACGCAGACCATGGCCCAGCATATAATTGTACTGTGTCTGCCGTTATCTATATTAATGACGAATACGAAGGTGGGGACTTAAAGTTCCCAAGACTAGATAACCTGGTGTATAAACCAAAGGTTGGAGACATTGCCATTTTCCCTTCTAACTATATATATGAGCATGCATCTTTGCCTATGGAGTCAGGAACAAAGTACTGTGTTGTTGTTATGACAGACATAAATGAACTAGGCCATAAGTAGTGAGCGAAAAGCCTAATCTAGCAATATTTAGATCATTTAGGCCTTGGTTAAATAAAGAAAGTATCAGCGTTCCATCATCAACTCAAAGCGTTATTCCAGAATGGTACAAAGATGCAGACAGATTTGCTAAAATGCCAAATGGAGAATATTATAAAGCGACAAAAGGGGTTTGTCCATTTCCTAAAGAAGGAACTGTTGACGACTATGGAAAGATTCCAACATGGAAAGCCTGTCCTGCAATCATGGATGCATTTTCAACTGGGTATGTTTTTAAAACTCCTTGTGATTTAATATTTTACAAAAATAATAATGGAATAATTAATGTTAAAATTGAAGATTCAAAGTTTCAAGATTTTTGTACACAAAGACCTCCAATGCCACAGTTTGAACACCCACACGGATACTATAAGCATCATTTTGCTTGGTTTGCTGATTGGGGCTTGGAGTTACCAGATGGCTACAGTGCTTTATTTATGACACCCATGAATAGGTTTGATCTTCCATTTATAAATACAACAGGAGTAGTTGATTCAGATAGCGTTCATCTTCTTGGAAGTTTTCCTTTTTTTATTGCAGATGGTTGGGAAGGAACTATTCCAGCAGGAACGCCTTACCTACAAATTCTTCCATTTAAAAGAGAAAACTGGAGTCATGAACTTGAGATTTTGGCACAGTCAGAAATATATGGTAAAATGGTAGATAACGCAAACTTTTATCGTCAACCAGATGGCGGTATTTATAAAAATAAAGTCTGGTCAAGAAGAGAATATAGATAAGGAATATATTATGCAAACATGGACAGAAAAACAAGATCTTGGAAATGGTATTTTTTGTTACAAAAATGTTATTAAAAAAGAAATTAACGTTATAGAAAGAATTGAGGCCAATCTAAAACCAGAAGGAGACGAAACTGGTTATAGTTGGCAGCCTGCATATGTTGGGTATAAACAGTTGATGCCAGATTATAGAGACTGCAATGATTTTAAATATAAAAAAACAGACATAGAGCATGACAAAAGTCCTGTAGGGCTAAATCTACAGTCTTTATGGCAGGACCTGTATGATGTAAAACTTCCAGTCGTTCAAGATTATTCAAAAATGTATAACATTAATAATCTTCAATATTGGGAAGCGTTTAATTTTATTAAATATGGGCCAGGACAACACTTTAAAGAACATCATGATCATGGATTTTCTTATAACTGCACTGTATCTTTGGTTAGTTATATAAATGATGACTATGAGGGTGGAGAGTTATGCTTTAGGCTTCAAGATTTAAAGGTTAAGCCAGAAGCAGGAGACCTATTTATCTTTCCATCAAACTTCATGTATGCTCACCAAGCAATGCCAGTCACTTCTGGAATTAAATATTCAATTGTTACAATGTTAGATTATAATAAAAAATTTCATACTCCAGAAATGTATGTAGAAGACTCTAACTAATGTATGACATAGTTGTTGAAAAAATGCCAGGAACAATTTTTGAACTTTCTCCAATGTCTATTAAAAGAGACTGGATGGACAAGACTTCTGAAAATCATGCTTATAGGTGTTTTCCAGTAACCCAGGCAAATGTTATTGGCTATAGTCTTTCTTGTAAAGAAAACATAGAATTTGTTTGGGATGGAGTAAATGATCAAAGTTCAAGTCATGTTGAAATATTTAATCCATTAAGTGCTTACTCTGGAAGAGGTCAATCATCAATAAGTCTTGATACAGGACTAATATTTAGAACACAACAAGATGTTAGTATGTTTATGATTAATCCAGTTAACTACTTTACTGATGAATTTGAAACAATGTCATCTTTGATTAGTACGTCATTTTATGATAATCCTCTTCCTCTTGCACTTAAAGCAAAGATTCCTAATAAAAAAACGGTAATTAAAGCAGGAACTCCAGTAGCAACAATAATTCCTATTTCTTTAAGTCAACTAAACTACAGTACTATTACCATCGTAGATTATGTTGATGAAGATAGAAAAAGAATTGATGCAAACATATCCTATGGAGATGCAGCACAAAAGTTGAACTCATCTGGAGACTGGACAGATTGGTATAGAAATGCTGTCAATGAAAAACAAGAGCCTCTTGGGTACCATGAAGTAAAAACTTTAAAACTGACCGTGAAAGATGAGGATAAGTAATGAATGAATTAGAAATTACGCATGATGACATTGTAAACGATTATATCAAAAATGCTAAAGAAGGCAAAGTTAGTCATTATATAATAACAGTTTCTAGAGACGGAGAGTCTCCAGTTAGATCAATAATTTCTTTTGATAATAAAAAACAGGCTTTAGAAGGATATGATATGTATCAGGACGCTGGTTTTGCAAAAAACTATTTAACCGTATCTTTATATAATCCATCGGGAAATAAGGTTGAAAAAGTTTTAAAAAGAAACCATGCAGGAGATCCATCTTTTGTTAGACAAAACTATATCGATACAGTTGAAGTGCTTCATTCTTTAAAAAATAAATTAAATAAAGAAGACTATGAAGAAGCATGTATAAAAATTGTTACTTCCTTTGCAAAAGATAACTGGAGATTTAGTTCAGACAGATTTTTAAAACAACTAGAAATAAATAGGATTTTATAGGGCATTAACCCTGTGATATAATAAAACATGGAAAAAATAAATGCATCTGTTGTAGTAAGAAAGCCTTCAATGACTCCCTCTGGGTGGTTTGGAGATAGCAAAGATATGATTGTAGAATTACAAAATTTTATGACAGAAGAAGAAATGTTGTTTTTAGAAAAGGCTGCAAAATCTTTAACTATTTGGGATGTAACTCAAAGCCATGTAAATGAAAATGGAACAGTCGTTTATGATTCAGATTACTGGAAAGATCGAGTTGCAACACAGCCAACCTTAGACAAGAATGATCGATCTATTTCTCCGATAATTGCAGGACTGTTTGAAAGATTAAAGCCAATTGTTGAGGATTTTTATAAAGTAGAAGTTGACCCTACAGGAACTACAATTGTCAAGTGGCTTCCAGGACAATTTCAAAAACCTCATGCAGACAAAGAACTTCATGAAGGGCCAGATGCTGGAACACCTAATGATTTTCCAAACTATGATATTTCTAGTTTATTTTATTTAAACGATGATTACGAAGGCGGAGAATTATATTTTCCAAAACAAAATGTGCAGTTTAAGCCAAAAAGGGGATCGGCATATTTTTTCCCAGGAGACAAAAATTATATTCATGGAGTAACGGAAGTTAAAAGTGGATTAAGATTTACATGCCCATTTTTTTGGGAGATAATTAAGCACACTGGGGAAAGACAGCCATAATGAATAAAGACATAGATTTTATTGAAATATATCCTAAAGTTTTTGTATATAAAAATATTTTTAAAGATATACACAACACTCTTTTAGTTTTAAAAAATAAAAATAACGAAGGTCTTCTTAGTCCATGGACACAGTGGTCTTTTTTTGGAGATTATCTTAATCCGTTATTTAAAGACTATCCATATACCATGAGCCTTGATGAATTTAAAAAAGTAAAAACAAGTACAAAAAAAGAAAAAGATCAAAAAAATGCAGTCGTAGAACTATTTGAAAATTTTCACATAGCAACCGAACATTATATAAAAACAAATAATATAGAATTTGACATAGACAAAAATTTGATTAAAAAAAACGGTCAGTCTACAAAGGAATGGACTACTAACGGTCCATCAATAGCAAGATATAAAACAGACACAGATGACCCACTTGCTATGACGTATCACTCTGATTACATTAGAGAGCCAATCATAGGCCCAGGATACAAGTTTGCAATTACTGCTTTGACTTATTTTAATGATGACTACGAAGGCGGAGAGATCGACTTTATTGTAAATGGAGAAGCATACATGTATAAGCCAAAAGCAGGAGATTTTTTATTATTTCCTTCAGGGCATCCAAACATATTAACTAAAGAAGGCCAGGTATACTTACATGGAGTCATGCCTGCAAAAGGAGAAAACAAGTATATTTCTAGAATGTACTGGATGAAATATGAAGTTGGATCTGATGAATGGTTTGATAAAGAAGAAGAGTTTGGCAAAGATGTTTGGGAAAAGATGCAACCAGAAATTATGCAAAAATTTAGAGACGACCATCCAAATAAAATGAATGCAAAAAAAGAAAAGAGGATACAATGAATTTAAATAATAAAAATAGAATAACAAAAGATATTGTTGTTTACGAAGACTTTTTAACCAAAGATGAATGTTTTAAAATTGTAAATGCTTTAGATGCTCAAGCAGAAAACGGAAAAATGTCTTGGATGCCTATTTCTTTTTATGAGTCATATTCTTCTGTTTTGCCACAAGACAACGATCAAGAAGTTATTGATGCAGGACTAGTACCAACTATTTTTTCAGATATTGAAAATATGATGCCTGTAGCAATTGCATCAGTTCATGATCTAGATCCAAAAATAATTTCTAAAATTGGTTATCACACTCAAAAATGGGAGCCAGGTGCATATGCTCGTATTCATTCAGACAATACAGATGCAGGAGGAAACTCGGGGGCATTTACAAGAAGCAGGTATGCAGGATTTTTATATTTAAATGATAATTTTGAGGGTGGTCTTCTTAAGTTTCCAGGACAAGAGATAGAAATTCAACCCAAGGTTGGAATGCTTGCCGTTTTTGACGGGGGATTTAACAATATGCACGAAGTGTCCCTTATTACTAGTGGAGTAAGGTATACAATAGGATCATTTTGGGATGATAGAGAAGAAAATGCGTACCCGCAAGAACTAAGAGACTCTTGGGCAGCAGAGATGAAAGAGACAAGAGCAAAACAAGAGATTGAAAGAGCAAAATGGCAAGAACTTTTAAAAGAAGGGTATAAAATAGACTCTGAAGGCAATAAGTATAAGGTGGAGGAGTAATACTATGGAAATATTTTTAAAGAAAGAGTTAGATGATGCAGGGTTTAACCCTACAATCCTTGAAGGAGAGATCCTTATGATTGAAAATTTTTTGTTAAAGGAAGAGTTAGAAGAAATACTATCTTTAATTAATGGAACAACAAACGAAGATTGGTCTGTAGAATATAAAAAAAGTTTAAAAAACTTTTGTATGGAAAAGTTTGGAAGAGACGACGTAGATAACCTTGTTGCTGAAGGAAAATATGAAATAACACATAACTGGTATGACAAAAACTTAGACATTCGTAATCTTGCTATTTCAAGAACAATTCATGAAAGACTTCAAAAATTAATTACTCTTTCAGATGATCAATTAGATCTTTCTGGCTTTGCAACACTACAAAGGATGCAGCCTGGAGTTGAACTAAAAAGCCATACAGATCAACACACAGACCCATCAATTAGACATGCAGCAATACTTTATCTTAATGATGACTATAAAGATGGAACTTTGTTTTTTAAAAATAAACCAGGAGTAGAACCTGTTCCAAAATCAGGAACTCTTCTTGTTTTTCCAGGAAACGAAGAGTATGAGCACGGAGTAAGACATGTTGGAGAAGGACCAATTAGGTATGTTCTTGTTGGTTTTATAAAACCTAAAGGCTTTTACGAAAACAATAAATACTAGGGGGAATAATG